CATCAGTAGTAAACGGGGTACTGCCAGCCATCTTGCGTCTCATGGAATCGCGAACCACTAAGCACTAGCGGGCGATGAGAAGAAGGACGCATAATGTCGCCAGCCACAAGGCGAACGGCTTCATCAAAAGAGTTGCGATAAAACGTAGCGAGTTCAACATCCTCCTGCAACTGGTAGGCCTGAGCCACAACGTAGTAAACAATCGCCTGGTGCAACCGGCTGTCTGCGTCAATCTCGGTTGACGTATTGGCGGTCCAGTCAACGGGCTTGCGGAATCCACGCAGGGACAGTGCGTAGGTGGTGTTGGGCTTGGGCCACAAATGAATGTTGCCCTCCCAAAACGAAAAGTGGAGAGGCCGGCCCGTCAGGTCGGACGACCCATTCCAGACAGCCTCTGCGTCTTCGTGGGCAATCAGCGTAAGTCGCTGCCCACCGTTGGTGGTGTCGACAACCGAAGTAATTTCCAGCACATCTCCAGTCCCAATAGACGAGATGGCGTACTCCCTCTGGTTGGCCACAGTGGACAGCGAATAGGACTTCTGGTAGAAGGGCCAACGGCGTTCGAGCGCAATCATGCGCTCAAAGCCGTCCTTGGCGTACATGTCCAGAAGGGCGTCAGGCAGGTCTGTGGAGTCCAGGTCGGTAATCGTTCTGACCCTGCTGCGAATGTCACTCAGATTCATTTGGCTTTCCCTTCAGAATCTGGCGCAGGTGGCCAATGCAGAACTGCGTGCCCTTGGCCCTGGTGCCCTGGCAGGTGCCCTCGTTGGCCATACAGCGAGTATGGCCCACGTAGGGCATGCCGCCAGGAGGCGCTTCCTTGGCGGAAGCGAGGTCGTAGGGGCGAGAGCCGCGCATGGCGGACTCTCCATAAAGTGTGTGTGCGGGTACTGAAGCCATCACTAGATGGCTAAATCGTTACCGACTCTTGCGCTTGGAACCCATTGCGCCAGGAACAGCCTTGCGCTTCTTGGGTCCCTCGGACGCCATGCCACCAAGGGCCTTGAAGTTCACCTTGCCGAGTTCCTTGCGGACACCTGCATCGACATACTTCTTGTTGGAGGCCTTGGTAGCGGCCTTCTTCTTGCCAGCGGATGAGGGCATGATTTCTCCTTGTCGGGATTACTACAAATAGATTCTGCTGTTACATAGCAAGGGGGCGGCCCCGTAGGACCGCCCCCAAAACCCGGCCATGATTGGTAGCCGGACTGCTATCAGGCCGTCTTGGCCGTCAACTTACCCTGCTTCGCAGCGTTGCGAATCGTCAGGTTGCCGTAGCACATGATGAGCGAGTAGCGCGCATCCATGTTCTCCGGGCGGACAAACTCGGTCGACGAGAACCACTTGTCCGAGTGACCCACCAGGGTGAGGTACTTGCTGTTCAGGAAGAACACAGTGCCAGCCGGGCAGTGCACGTCGTAAACCACCGGAGCAGCCTTGAACAGCAGGTTCTGGAATCCAGCGTCAGCCGTCTTGGTGTCGGTGTAGCGCAACTGCGGGGTGAGCAGCGACTCGTACTTCTCGAACAGGGTCTGGGTCGTCAGCACCATGTCGGGGTGGTCGTTACCAACCGAAACGCTGTTGTACGCCGTGGTCATCTGGGCGAGAGTAAGCGCACCAGCGGTGTTCTCTTCGTACGAACGCCAGAACTCGTTACCAGCGGTCGCGCGGTTGATGCCGCCGACCGTGCCGGAAGCCTCGACGAGGTTGCCAAGACCGTTCCAGTTCTTGCCCGAGTTGCCGGTGCCATCACCGAAGAACATCTGGTTGAAGCCTTCCTTCATCGACTCCTCGGCCTGCATGACCTTGGCCTCGAGAAGGTTGAGGACAGCCTGCTCGCCGTTGTTCTTGGCCTCTTCGATTCCCGAGATGGCGATGGAGACAGCGTACTGCTTCCAATCGTACTCGGCAGCCGAGATGCCTTCCTGCGGCGTGAGGGTCAGAGTGTCGTAGCCCGAGTACGAAGCCACGGTCGAGTTCTGACCGTAGATGAGCGGCTCAACAATCTTGGTGCCACCATTGAGCATGCGGATGCGACCCTTGTCCATGAGGAAGAAGGTCAACGGGCGTGCGGTGAACACGTTGTCGGTCAACTGCTTGCGGTAGTTCGCAAGGGTGGTTGAGAGAAGGGCGTCGAAATTGGCGTTTCCAGCCATGATAGTTACTCCTTGTTTGGGTTAGGAGACGCCGTACTGCCGCTTCGCAGCAGTCCATGCGTCAGAGATTGAACGGATGGGTCCGACCTCTTCCTTCGCTGCCTTGGCAGACGAGCCGCTCGACACAACGCCAGCGTTGCGCTTCGCTTCAATCACTTCCTTCTCCTGCGCCGACTTGTCGGATGCGAGACGCTTGGCGGCTTCTGCCTTTGCTGCCACGCGGTCGAAAGCGATTTGCTTATAGACAGCCTCAAGGTTTGATGAGCCTTGTGCAATTGCCGCAGCCACCACTTCTTGAGGGTTGAAATCTTCACCATATTTGGTTTGCAATGCCTGAACATCTCGTTCCAGTTTCGCATAGGCCTGCTGCTCCTCGAATGCACGAATCCGCTTGTCGAGTTCGTTCATCTTGGCATCCACCGGGTCATTCCACGTGTCAGATTCCATCGACCATTCGTCCGCCATCTCCTTCGCTTCCGCTCGGGAGATTCCATAATGGTTGGACAGAAGGTCAATTGTCTGCGCGGGATTGTTCTCCAGTGCTGCCTGGATTGCAGAAGCCCACTGCAACTGTTGGCGTTGCTCGGCCAGTTCCTGCGTCTTGCGGGTATAGTCCGCCTGACGGCTGTAACCAGCCACCGCCTCCGACAACGGTACCCGCACCTCTTCGCCGTCTACCTTCACAGTCACAAAGTGGTCTGCGAACTCGTCGACATTCAAGATGGGGGCATCAAAGTCTTCGGCTCCATCCACCTCCGCAACTTGTCCGTCATCGGTGACGGGGCTGTCTACGTGGACATCATCAAAGTCATTCACTTGTTTCTCCTAGAGTCCTCTTCGGTTGCTCTATTTATGCTATGTATCGTTACCTGTTACTGCATGTTTTCGAGGCCGATGCCCATGCGAGAAGACAAAGCGGCGAGAACCGACGGGTCGATGCCGCTCAATCCCTCGGGCGTAGCCCCAGGTGGTGCAATCATTTCTTCCATGCCGGGCATTGGTCCGCCAGCCACGCCAACGGGCGCTTCCATTTGCGGCGGTGCCGCCACATTCGGCGGCATGCCACCCTCAGCACCCATCGGAGGCGGGGCCTCCTGCAAGAACTCCTCGGGGTTCTTTACGCCAAAGCCAAACTGCAAGACGTGAGCAGCCAGGCGCTGGGTATTGACGATGCCAGCCGAAGCAAACGGAGCCATGGCGTCCACCATCTGGAGCGCCATCTGGCGACGGAACGACTCATTCACTGGTGCCGTCGAGCCAGCCTCAACGTCAAAGTCAAACTGGCCGGCGATGAAGTCTCGGTCGAACGTGACCCACATCGGCTCGCCATCTCGCCCAACTACGCGGGCGACCTGCTCGCCAGTCATAAACTGCTGGGCCAGCGCCACAAGGCGCTCGGCCACAGCGGCAATAATGCCTTCGATGGTGGCCAACTTGTCCGCGGCTCGAGCATTAGCGGCATCCTGCATGATGGCCGCCTCTGTCGCCGTACGACGAATCTCCGGCAAGCCACCACGCTGATATTCAGTAACGCCGCTAATCTGCTCTACGTCAGCCTGAATCATGTTCGACTGGTTGTAGAACTCAGGGGGCGTAATGACCGCAGGGAATGGAGCCACGACGTTATTAATGTTCTCGTCGGAGGCGACGGGGACCATCACGTTGTCGTAGTCGGATTCGAGTGCCGACCTGCCGTCGGCATCGAAAGCCGACTCGCGGAACAGATACTTGCGAGAGAACCGCTTACGGTGGTTCATCATCTGCGTGCGAGTCTCGTTCAGTTCCCGCTGCAAGGGCTCAATTGCTTCGAGGTCGCCAATCGGGTAGAAGTAATCGGGGATGTCGTAGTTGCGAATCATCACAAACGGATGGCCAAAGGCGTACGGCATCTTGATGGGCTTGATGAGGAACTGGTCACCGCCCTCGGTGAACACGCACATCGTGCCAGTCTTGAGGTCGTACAACTCCCACACATCCGCGTACTGATGCGACTCATCCCATGTCTTCTTGCGGTCAGGCTCGTCAATAAACTTAGATGTCGAGGAGGGAGAACAGTTCTCGCGCGCGGTACGGTTGTACCGCTTGTCGGCCTTGATTTCCTTCAAGGGTCGGCGGATTCGCTGCGCAATCCACCGCATGTCCTGCTCACTCGTAGCATCGGGGTCGACGAAGACATCAAAGGGAGATACGCGCTCAACGAACGGGCGGTCTTCGCGGACAATGATTGTCGGCGTAATGGGGTTATTCTCGTCCACCGTTGACGCATCGTCAGCGGTGGGAATCTCTTCCTCTTCGACGTAGCGGTAGCCGACCTTGAGCCACGCGTGGCCCACAACCAGGAAGTCCTTAACGGCGCGACGGAACTCCGGCTTGACCTTGTAGTGCTTCCACCAGTAGTTGACTACAGCCTCGGTCACAATGGCACGAGGCGAATCCTCGGGCTTCCTGGCGTTGACGGCAATCTTGGGGTAGTTGACCGACACGCTGGGGCTGATGACGTTCACCGTCGCAAACGCAACATTGACCAACAACCTGTCTTCGTCCGTGGCGAACTCATAGTGCCGGCCACGATACATGTCAATAAGACGACGCCAAGTGTCGTCGTAGCCTTCTTCGCGCCGCCAACGCTTCGACTTTGCGATGTGCTGGCGATACTTGGACAGAAGGTCCGAATTAGAAAGTCGTGCCATCGGCTTCCTTCCATGCCTGGGCTGCTCGAGCCAGCCAGTTCCAAACGGCGACAAGGCCAGCGATGCCAGCAGCCTTGAAGAATGAGATGTCAAAAACGGCGGAGGTCAGTGGCGAGGCCGTTGCCCCCGCCACAAAGGTGGCGATACCACGCTTGAATGCGTCACGGTAATTCATTACAGTCCCTCTTTCAGGTGGTAGTCGATGTGGTCATCGAGCCGTTTGTCAATGTGGTCAACTTTGCCTTCGATTCGCAAGAGAACCTTCTGGTTCTCCGCGTGCTGTTCGGTGTTCCGCTTGTCGAACCTGGACAAGCCCCACATCAGGGGACCGCCAATGACGGCGACAACAATCGGTACCCACCAATACACGGCTTACACCCAACGGTTCCCGACAGGCTCGGCCTTGATGCCGGCGTCTGCGGCCTGCTTTTCCTGCTGGCGCTGGCGCTCGCGGATAGTCGGGCCATGAAAGTCTTCTTTGCCATGGGTAAATCCCAGGCGAATGCCACCCAAATGGCACTTAAAGCAGACGGCACCTCGACGTGGAAGCACGTCGAAGGTGAAAAGATTGCCACATTCCATACAGTTAATTGAACCCATCAACATTACTCCCCGTCGTTACTCTCTGATTCGGGTGTTATATGCCCCGATTGGCACCCGTTCGAACGGCTTCTCCTCGCTAATGAGGAACTTCTCGAACCAATTCAGGCTGTATCGGGGCGGAGGCACCTCAGCCCTGTACTCGGGCAGCCAGACGTACTTCAGCATCTGCCAGCAGATTGCCAGGGACATGACCCTGTCGTCGTGGGGCGAGCCGTTCATCCGGCCATTGGCTTGGCGCACGAAGGTAATCATTTCCTGAATCGTGTGCTCGTCGGCCAGCCCAATGTCGCCATCACGAACGGCAGCAGCCAGTTCGTCGATGGCTAGAGGCTTCGTGGCTGTCGTGGTGCGCCAGCCCAAAATCTCGGTAGCCTCGGGATTGCGCTGCTGGAGGCGGCGCGTGCGGTAGATGTTCTTGTAGCCATACCGCTGGACAGCCTTAAGGGTCGTCAGACCGTGGTTGTTGTTCTCGACGCCCAGCAATGCCCCGTTGTACCAGTAGCCAATCTCCGCCAGCAGGTCGCCGTACAAGTCGGGTTCGATGTGCCCATGCCAGTGGGCCACAATGCTGTGGTCCCTGGCATCTATAACGTGAGCCGACGAGTAGTCGCCGTGAGCCAAGCCTTCCGCAACGTCGGCTCCGATGACATAAACTCCCTCGTGGTCAGGCTCAGCCCAAACGCGAAACTCCCCATCTGGTGTGTCCCTAAACTCAATGTTCTTTCGGGAGAGCACATGGACATAGCCCCGCCGTGGCTTTTCAATCGCCAGTTCGCGTAGAGCGTCCACATCAAAAACAGGATTACCCGACTTGATGAATGCCTCTTCAGGATTCCGAGGATACTCCTGGTGCAACTGCCAATCAGGCATCGACTTCTGCTTTGCTTCATACCAATCCTCGTCACGGTCACCAGCCGACCACGGCCAGAACACACCCTTGAAGTTGTTTGTCCCCGTCTGGGAACCCACCCACAAATGGTGGAAGAAGTTACCCGAACCGTTCGCCGTGGACAAACAGATAACCCGACCGCCAACGTCGGCAATAGGTTCGATGGAAGCCCAGGCTTCCTCGCTGTTCGGCAAGAACGCCATCTCGTCCACAATTACCAGATACACGGATTCGCCACGCGCAGGGTCGTTGCCAGACGGCAGCGACTCCAGCGCCGACTCATTAGAGAACGTCATCTTCAACTGGTTATCCGAAGTCAACTGCGGGCCACGCTGCTTCATCCACTGAGGCAAAAACTTGTAACCATACTTTGACTTCTGCAGCAACTTCGCTGCTTCACGTTCCGTACGGGACAGCATGACGATAAACCTGTCGGGCCAGAAGAATGCCAGCCAGAATGCGTAGGCGGCACCCAGAGTGGAGAATCCAATCTGGCGTGCCTTCAGGACCACGCTGTAGCGGTTGGACATCCAGGCGCGGATGGTTTCAATCTGCGCTTCACGCAGTTCGAACAGAATCCGTCCACGTTCTGGATGTTTAATAGCCCAATAGTTTTCGCAGAAGTACGCGAACGCATCGACAAGTTCGTCAATGCTGGCATCTGCGGGGCCACGGCACTTGCGCCATTCCCGCTCGTTCAGCAGTTCGTTCAGTTCCATGATTATCGTTTAACTGAGTAGTTAACTTTCCTGCGGAAGCCTGGCCCCTGGACGGGGCGCATGCGAATGATTCTGTCCATGTACTCGCCAGCGTTCTTCCACAACGCCACATCAAGCGA